ATCTAGTACATTCACTGGCTTACCTTGTCATAAGGCACAAGCATGGGGAATGCGTATTCCAATTGGTAAGATAGCAGCAGAAGGTATTAGGCGCGAGCAAGTCAATAGACATCAAGAATTGTATAACAAATGGGCTGGATGGTTTGTTGAGTATGTGAATATGGAGAATAGGTTTAGGGACTACCCATTACAAGCACCTATGCATACTACTAACTGTAATAGTTATAACTCAACATGCTCATTCTTACCATTATGTGCTGCTGATAGTATGGAAGAGAAAGAACTTATCTTTAGTGAAATGGAGATAGATGAATGGTCACCTTTACATGACTAAGAATGAAGGACGTACATCCATAACAGTAGTAAGTAGCTATGTTGTATTACGTGGTACAGTTGTAACAGGTATTACAGTTAATGGCCCTTTCAACTCGCCCAAAGATGCCATTGCATATGGTGGCAAATTCTTCCCTGATGATACGTTCTGTGTTTGTACGATGTATAAGGAGATAGAAGATGGCTGATGAATCAGCACCTACAATGTCATTAGGCACTGTAGAAATAACAACACCTAAGAAGCAACTAACACGTATGTCAGCCTTTATATGGGGACCAAGTGGTGCAGGTAAGACTACACTAGCAGCTACAGCACCTAGACCTATCTTATGGGTTAACTTTGATCCAGATGGTACATCGTCCCTTATGGATCAAGAAGATATCTTCATTGCAGATTTTAGTATGGAGAAACCAAATAAGATAGCTACATTTAAACATGAAAATGCTGGTGGGATTGGTAAAGTACTAGATGATCATCCTGAGATTAAAACTGTGGTTGTTGATTCAGTCACTTCACTTAACGCTATGGCTACTGCCCATGCTGTCACGGAAACTAAGTCGGCTACAATGGAAGCACCGACCTTGGCAGGATATGGACGAAGGAACTCGTACACACTTCAAGCGATTAATAGCATTATTAAATGCACGGGAAGAAGTGGTAAAAATGTTATCTTCGTCGCACATGAAGATGTTCCATCGAAAGACGAACTAACTGGCGCAATGATGGTATCTATTCTTATCGGTGGTAAGATGCAGTCCGAGATACCTATTAAACTATCTGAAGTATGGTACTTAGAAGATACAGGTAAGCAACGTATGATTACGATACGTTCTAACCGTCTACGCAAGCCTATGAAGAGTCGGATGTTTCTTCAAAGTGGAGAAAGTAACTTTACTTGGAAGTTCGATCCTGAATTATGGGAAGGTGCAGGTATTGAGAAATGGTACAATGCTTGGAAAGAAAATGGTGGTAAGAAGCTGCCACTACCTAAATAATCTACATATAGACATTACCAAGCAACCAACCACAACATCTAGGGGCTGGACAAGTGGTTGTAATTACTATATCATCATCAGTTCCATTAACGCTACAAAGTAGCATATTAGGAGACTATAGACTATGACAGAAATTGATTCAATTGTAGAGTTCAGTGTCAATCTTAAGGATCAAGAGCAACCGGAACCGTTACCTACTGGTAAGTATGTAGGTGTTATTCGCGCTGCTGAGGTTAAAGAATCACAGCGTGGCACTAAGTATGGTGCGATTAGTTTCCATGTTGGGTCTGATCAATTTCCGCCTGACTATACAGACGGTAACGAAGAAGGCTTGACGATTGTATACCGGCGTGTTGGACTTGAGGATAATCCCCAAGCCCGCTTTGGTACCAAACGCTTTATGGAAGCCATTGGTGCGCCACTTGCTAAGAAGATTGACGTATCTGAATGGATCGGTATGGAGGCAGAACTTGAAGTTTCACATGAGACTTATGAGGGTGTTACTCGTGCCAACATTCAGCGCGTGAATGCCGCCTAGTTTTTGATCTCCAGGCTAGGCGCTAGGGGGAGTCAACAGATTCACTCCCATTTAGCTGTTGACTCCCTCGATTCTTACTATACATTACCTATATTAACTCAACACATGAAGGGAAGTAGCCAAATGGCTAAAGACACAGTAGAAGCAGCTAAAAAGACCCGTACTATTCGTCCGGTGTATGCTATCATGTCAGTTAAGGATGCTGATGGTAATGCGGTTATGGGTTTGACTAAGGAAAACCTCACTGTCCATAGTACTCATAAGGATGCCGAGGACGTACTAGGTATGCTTGAGAATGGAACTCTGCCACCGGGTAGTTTCTACAAGCGTATTCCCCTCGCTTAGATACGATAGCCTGTGTAAGTCGGAACGCATCAGGTAAGCGAAGCATTAAAGCCTCCCTATGAAAGTAGGGGGGCTTTTTTGTGTGCATTTATTAGTTGACACACATGGTATGTGTGTGCTAGGTTAGTATCTATGAGTCATAAGTATAATGAAGACTTTAACTGTGTTGAATGTGGTCAATGTATGCACCACATATTAGAGTATGATTTAACATGTAAGACTTATCACAATGTAATTCCAATAACACATCTCATAGCTAATAGACGCACATTAACATATGAACAGGTACTGAATGAGTTACGAACCCCCACTCAAGATAACGATCCCAACACCTAGTGAGATACCTAAAGGCTACGGTCCCAATTCCACAGGCAAACGGGGAGGTAACCTAAGAGTACGTTGTACTGATGCTGAGTATGATGCACTAGTCTTAGAAGCTGCCCTATTAGGAATGTCTTTAGCTATGTTCTGTAGATGGTGCATAGTACATGCAAGCCAGAAGCTATTAGAACATAGACAACTTGAATCAGTAGAGATTGGAACCATAGAAGATGGCATTAACGAATGAACAAGTACATGATAACTTTATATCAGAAGAACATAAGACTATTGCTCTCGATAGTCAACAAATTAAGGCTGTGGATGCTTGTTGTGATATGTCTAATAGAGTTGTTGCTGTTACGGGTGCTGCTGGCACTGGTAAGACAACCATTCTACAAAATGTCTATAACAACTTGGCTTCACAGGGCATCTCAGTTGTTCTTTGTGCGCCTACTGGCAAAGCAGCAAAGCGTATCACTGAGGCTACAGGAATACCGGCGATTACTGTCCATAGGCTATTAGAATATCCACATCCAGGTGAAAGACATCCTGAAACTGGTAAGATGCTACGTACTACTGAGCCTAAGCGTGATCGTAGCTATCCATTAGAATATAAAGTAGTGCTATGTGATGAGTATGCAATGGTTAATGTTGAGGTGCATCGAAACTTGTTTGATGCATTACCAAATGGTGGGTGTATCAGGACTTTCGGAGATGCCAATCAGTTGCAACCAATTGAAATGAATAAGAGGATAGCAGCGCAGCCCTCATCCTTTATGAAGATGTTGAAAAAGTTTGATGGTATTGTGCTTGAAACTATTCATCGACAGGCTGGTGACAGTAATATTATCTCCAATGGTAACCGTATTATTATTGGTAACATGCCTAGAAAAACTGAAGACTTCTGTATTAAAATTACAGATGAACCTGTACAAACTATCTTAGATTTTGTTACAGAGAATCTATCTAATGACATTGACTATGGGACAATTCATAATCAAATTATCTCACCGACAAAGGTTGGATGGGTAGGATCAGATGCATTGAATGCTGCCATTCAACAAATGCTACAGCCCTCTAGTAAAGAATACTTTGTTATAGAAAGACAGAAGTGGAGTAAGGTAGAAGAGCAGCGTATCTATATACAAGATAAAGTTATCTTTACCGTAAACAATTATGGGTTGGAAATATTCAATGGAGAGACAGGCATTGTAACTAATAGATTTGATAATGGGTCTATTGAAGTTGACTTCGGTGATAAGACTATTGAGATTCCTATTGAACAGGAATTTGAGAATCGAGATGGTGTGTATATGTTTAATCCACAGAAGGACTTAGACTTAGCATACGTTATCACTACTCATAAGTCACAAGGTAGTGAGTATGATAGAGTGTGTTACATTATGAATAAGTCACGGTCATACCTACTCAATCGTAAGAATTTCTATACAGCTATCTCACGGGCAAGAAAGCATGTAGATGTAATCACTGATACCAGGTCAATACAACTTAGTTTATCTAAGAAGGGTGACAAATGATTATACTTCTTAACGGTCCACCCCAATGCGGTAAGGATACAATAAGAGGTATCATTCAGAAGAACTTACCTAGTACTTGTGAATATAAGATGTCCTATCCAATGAAGGATGCATTTAGAAATACATTTAAGTTTACGAAGGAAGCAGCAGATAGGATACTAGAACCATTCAAAGATAAGACTTTCAGTTACAGTACGAATGATACACAGACACCTAGACAATACCAGATAGATTACTTTAACTTCCTAGCAGATAGATACGGTGAAGATATCTTAGCTAAGATAGCTATACGTGCTATAGGAAAGATCAAGTATGATAATGTTATTGTATCTGATTGTGGTATGAGTACAGAGGTTGAGGCATTGAAAGAGATTAGCCTACCTATTCATGCTATACAGATTACTAGACCTGAGCATACGTTTACTGATAACAGAGAGTACATTGACTTTAAGAAGTATAGCATCCCATGTATGCCACTAGATAATATATATGATGAGGATATACTAGCAGTACAAGTTAAGAACATACTTAAGAAGTGGAGACTTATACGTGACTGAAGCTGAGTTACTAAGGGAGTTTATGGTTCGTGCTAAGGAATGTCAACTAGAAGTAGACTGCTTAGGTGCAGGTAACTTAGATGCAGAGATAGCTATCATTGGTGAAGCTATCACTACAGCAGAAGAAGATATGAAGATACCAATGGTAGGTGGAGATGGCCGTATGCTATGGACTATCTTACGTAGCTTAAGCATAACAAGAAAGGATTGTTATGTTACGAATGTAGTTAAACGTAGTCTTGTTGTACCTACTAAGAAAGATACTAGGGTTAAAATCAAATCAACAGAGCTTGAACATTGGGAGGGCTTACTTGATTGGGAACTAGATAACTTACCTAATCTTAAATATATACTTGCACTTGGTAACTCAGCTCTTCATGCACTTACAGGAGATAGTGGGATTACTAAGTGGAGAGGCTCAGTCTTTGATTGTAAAGTGGGTAGGCTTAGGAGAGATATTAAAGTAGTTGTCTCTGATAATCCAATGAGGATTATTAATAATAAGTCTATGGAACCTATGTATAAGTTTGATATTAAGAAGTTATGGAAGGTGATGAATGGGGAATTTACAAAGCATACTATTGACGGTATAATTAATCCAGACTTTGATACAGCTATTGAATACATTGATAAGCTTGAACAAGACACAGCACCTATTGCTTTCGATATAGAAACAATTGCTAATGAGACAGCATGTATTGGATTTGCAAACAATCCTAACACAGGAATCTGTATTAACTTCAGAGACTTCAACGGTAATAGATACCCTCTTGAACAAGAGAGAATACTACGTGAAAGAATACAGAGAATCTTTAACAACCCTAGTAAAAAGTTCATAGCACAGAACGGTTCCTTTGACTGTGGATGGTTAGGCTTTAAGGATAGAATACATGTACCTAAACTGTGGTTCGATACACTCTTAGCACACCATACCCTATATCCTCGAATGCCTCATAACCTTGGCTACCTCACGGCACAGTATACAAATCATCCTTACTATAAGGACGAAGGTAAGACTTGGCGTGAAGGTGGAAACATTGATCAGTTCTGGGAATACAACGTCAAAGATTGTTGTATCACTTGGGCTGCTCATGCTGGAATACTCAAGGAGTTACAAGAACAAGGACTAAGTAAGTTCTACTTCGATCATGTACAGCGGTTGCAACCACACCTAATAGCTATGCAAGTAGGTGGTATCAAAGCTGATATGTCATTGAAGGAGGACTTGAGTAGGTCATTAAAGGAGGACTTAAATAATATGGTAGATAATTTCCATACAAAGATTCAAGCCCTTACCGGTGACCCAGACCTAGTAACTAATCCTAATTCTTATTCTCAGCTTAAGGAACTATTCTTTACACGACTTGGACTTGTTGGACGGGGACGCAGTACAGATAAGGACAATCGTAGACGTATGCAAGACCACCCTAGTACGTCTGAAGAAGCAAGGGTAATGCTTCAGGAACTAGATAAGTACAAAGAAGAACATAAGTTCTATAGTACCTATGCAACTATGAGATCAGACAATGATGATAGGATACGTTGTGAGTATAAACAGTTCGGTGTACAAGAAGCTCCAGGTAGACTGTCTAGTTCAGGTACGTTATGGGGTTCAGGTACTAACTTACAGAACCAGCCGCATCGAGCATACCCAATGTTCATATGTGATAAGGGATATGAGTTGTCCTACTTTGATCTAAGACAGGCTGAAGCTAAGGTAGTTAGTGAGGTCTGGCAGGTACAAGGTTTAATAGAGAACTTTAGAAGAGCAGAAACGGAAGATGGCTTTGATGTACACAGGGGTAATGCTTCACGAATCTTTAAGATACCTTATGACGAAGTACCGGCAGCCGATAGAGATAAGGACTTTAATGTTACTACTAGGTTCCTTGGGAAGAAATGTGTTCATGGCCTTAACTATAGGATGCAGCCACCTCGTCTTGCTGAGACTTGTAGTATCCCATTACAACAAGCATACGAAGCATTCGCTAGTTATCATAGAGCTTTCCCTGAGATCAAGGAAGGATGGGAGTCCACAATTAAAACTGTTAGGGACGAACGAAAACTCTACTCGCCCCTTGGTCGTAGGCTTATATGGCTTGAACAACTTACTGAAGAAAGTTATGATAGCGTAATAGCATTTGTACCTCAGAGTACAATTGGCGATAAGGTAGGTAGTGTTATCTATCTATGTCATGATGATCCTGAGTGGCCTAAAGATGCAAGGATGTTACTTAACATTCATGATGCATTGATAGCTATACATAGACCAGAGGATGGCTTACTAGTTAGAAGCATAATGAAGAGACATGCCGAGGCACCTATTATGATTAGAGGTAAGCCAGTTAAAATCTTTACTGACCTAAAGAAGTCAGTAGCAGGGCCAGATGGTATCCATAGATGGAGCACATTAGAGGATGTAGCAGCATGATTACAGAAGCAATAGGTGTACTATCAGATGCACTAGATGAGGCTGATATTAGATCAGAGAGAGTCATTAAGATTTATGATCCAGATCACTTAATAGAACGCACACTTCGTATGCAATTTACAAAAGAGTTGCTAGTACATCATAGAGATAATGTGCAGGGTGTAGAGATACATGGAGTGAGAGTCACATTCTTCCATGAACTATAAGAACCTTATACCAGAAGATACATTCATAGGACAGTACATGAAGTACATGTCTGTAGTAGAAACGGCAGAATCATATGATTTTTGGTGTGCCTTATGGGCGATAGGAGTTGGTTGTGGAAGAGATGTATATGTGGATCGCCCTAATAGTCCTATCAGGCTTAACTGGTATATTATTCTTGCTGCTGAGAGTGGAACAACGAGAAAGTCAACAGCAGTCAACAGCATATCTAATCTTGTTAAGCAAGACAATGATATACTTGCCGGAAGAACCTCAAGTGAAGCTCTTGAGATTTATCTCCACCAGCAAACAATCGAAACGGGGAAGGCTGAAGCGCACTTTGCAGTTAGCGAACTTGTTACAGTCCTGGGAAGAGAGGGATATCTAACAGGTATGCCTGGACTACTTACTGATCTATATGATTGTGCAGAACTTAGAACATCACCGGGGACATTGAAACATGGATCGATCTTACAGCGTAAAATTTATGTCAGCTTCTTATCTGCTTCAACACCTGCTTGGCTGGTCACAGCAATTAATCCAGCTGTCATTGAGGGAGGCTTCACCAGCAGAGTTATCTTCGTTGTTGACGATGCTAGAAAAAGAGCAATCGCTTGGCCTGAGCAGCGAGAAGATGATAGCAGACCAAGACTTAATGAATACTATAGAGATGTCGTATCAGCATCTAGAAAAATCGGAGGCTTACAAATTTCTACCGGAGGACTCAAGGCTTTCCGTAAATGGTATAACAACAGAAGACAGCACAATGATCCTTTCATGTCTAGCTTTGAAGCTAGGGAAGATGATCATATCTTACGAGTCGCTGCCTGTCTCTGCATCAATGACGGAATCCTTGAGATACAAACTTCCCACATCCGAAAAGCTGTCAAGGTTATCGATCACGTTAAGTCTAGAGCCAACAGCTTATTTGGAGGAGACTTCTCTCAGAAGGCACGACTTACAGGAG